CAGAAGGTCAATTCATGGTAGTCCCTTTTGAACCACCAAAAACTCTTAATAAAATCCCATTTAATACATATATATATTTAGATCCTATATTATGCATTGTAGTCAAATACTTACTTAGTAATATTGAATTGGTACAACAATACTTAGAAACTCAAGATCAATTTGATTTAGACTTGTCATTGAATGTATGCCGAGCTCTGGTTGTATCGAATACAAACGTAATAGCCATATTATTTGCGACAAATTCAAGTAAAATTGAAAGCTGGAGAGATTATGCCTTTTTAAATCACGTGTGTCGGAATCAGATATTCTTTGGAACAGCAGAAGATTGCACCCGGTATCTAATCGTCAATATAAACAAATCTCAGATACCTGAGAAATATGAGTTAGAGAATAAAACAATGGAATTCTTTAGTACTGACGGTACAAAGGTAGAGCCACGCAATATGTTGTTTAAGACAAGAATACAAGAGACTATACAGTTAGAAAAGCAAAAATGGACTGAAACTTTTAATAACGGGAGTAGAAACAAGACATTTACTGTTGCTAATACGTTGGTCAACGCGGTATATTGTCTTTACGATAGAGTTTATCCTGTTAGAGACCTTAAAGGGGATCCTAAAATAGTAGATGACTTTATTATGAAATCTCAATCTAGAATAGATCAACATTGGTTGAATCAAGATTTGCAACGTGAAGGTGTTGCGATCAAGAGTACTGAATATGATATAGGATTCCAAGAGGTGATCAATAGTCAAAAAGGTGAGAAGAAAAAGGCATATCAACGTGCATGGGCTAGGATTATAGGCAATAAGTACATAAGCAAAAAATTGCAAATGTTCGTCAAGCCCTTTGAAGCCGCTTATGACTGTATAGGTACATTAAAAGATTATGTTGTAAGGCCACGCATGATATATTGTCAAAGTAATGAGTTAAGTTTATGTGAAGGAGTCTTAAATCATAATGCAATAAAGCATTGGAAACAACAAGACTTCTTTTGCGTCGGACGTACACCTGACTGGGTCACTGATAAAATACGTACATATAGAAGAGAACTTGGAGAATGCTCTATGATTGGTGCTGACTTCACAGCGTTCGATAGTTGGAATACTGTACCCATATTAGAAGGAATTGATAGGTACTACATCAAACGTATGATGCCATATGTGCGTAAATATTTTTCCTTCCGACCTCGATTGTATGATGAGATTCTGAAGACAACTACTACCTTTAAACGTACAGTTAAACTTAATCATGTGGGATTACCGTATAAACTTAAAGCTGTTGCTATATGTGGAACACATACCGACGGTGTACGTTCAGGCTGCGGTCCACAAACAACACTCGGTAATACAATAAGGAATTATTTTTTACAAGATTATGTTGCAACCCAATCTCATATACCACGTAGTGCTTTTCGTGTATTAGTTTCAGGAGATGATTCATTAGTTCTTATGAAAGATGAGTATGTTGACATGTTCATAGAAGGTTTGTCTAAATTCTTTCGTTATAAAGGCGATGGATTTAAAGGAGTGTATGGACTAGGATATTGTCTTAAACAGGTCGAGGTTGATAAACACCATGTGACATTTCTGTCAAAAGATGTAATTGTAGGTGGTGATAATGTTTATTTTGGAAGACAGCTCGCACGTATATTGTTTAAAAGTAATTACACCGAATCTAAGAATTTAACGATTGACGAACATATAGATGCGGTTACCAAGGGATTGGAATCTTGGGGTAGTCAAATTCCTATTATCAGAGATTATATTGAGGTTAGAAAAATGCAATGCGAACACAATATCTCTCAAGATAAATACCTTGCTTGGGTCTACCGTCACTACTACACTGGGTGTTTAAACACTGGGACAAATGTTTACTACACACCTGAACAATTTGAATTGTACCAACGCAAATTTGGATTACGAGATATGTATTATGCACCGTTAATCAAACTTGGAATGTTTGATATGATTGCCAAGAGATATATTGGTAATGCAAAAATGACAGACAGTGAATGTGCTATTAACACTGTAAAAAGAAAAAACGGATAATTGATTCAAGGTGAGTGGATTTTATATGATGCCCCATATAAAATTGGCTTGCCACTATTAATAACAATATTGGACTATACTTACTTGATAAGGTGTGTGCTATGTTCAATTAAAACTCAAATATATAAGATTGGATTACAATAATAACCTGT